TGACAAAATCACCTGGGCCGACCTACACCACACAACACCCTGGACCAACGCATGGGACTAACCCACATCCTCCAATTTTGTCCTATAGCCCCAATCCGATGCCCGACCTTAGCGACTGCGTGCATGCCCGTGACAACCAGATCACGAGCGATCGCATGCACGATATTCTCGACCAACTTCCCGCCGTAGGTTTCTAACTGCCCCCAGCGCCGCGCCGTGGTGGTTCCGGTGTAGGTGATGGAGGTGCCGCCCCACCTGTTCTCACCTAAACGCTGCTGCACATACGCTAATCTCCTGCCCGAGGGCAGTTCGATGAAGAGAATCCAGGACTCAACGCTAAAGCGCAGATTCCGTAGCCGGATCGGCTGGCGCGAGGTGATCGCAGCGATGGTTGCTTCTTCAACGTCTGCCCAGAGCTGGGCGATGTGCGGGTTAGCCCGGAATAATCGCTACCTCGGATCCCCTAGGTTCCATTAAAGGCAATGAAAAATCGCTTTGCCAGTAGCACTGATTGACAATCACGTGCGCATGTTTCCCGACGTAATTTGCGGCATCGTCAGGAAGGCTGAGCAGCGTTCTACCCGACTTATTAGTACGAACGCTGGTGTCACCGCTGTGGCGACAAGTAATATCTTGTGGCTGATCAAATTTCAGCACGTAATAAGTCTTCCCAAGGCCAGATCCCGCTTTCTCTTGCATGTAGTAACCCTGCTTCTCAGTCTCGCTCAGAACACCTTGTCTAAACTGCAGATCCAACAGCTCCACGGTATTCATCTGGAGCACCGTGCCGGAGACGACTGTTTTGCTGGCCGCCTTGGCATCCGAAACCCTACTGTCGGTTGGCTTTGGGCTCTCTTTTTGCCGGTCTTCTTGCTGCGGCTCGTCTTTAAATTGTGCCGCGAAGTCATCGATAGCTTCGTTGGTGGGCAGTTTTCCTTCAAGATAGGCATCCAGGAAATCAGCAGAAGAAACGTCTAAAAAGAATGGCGTGAGTGTTTTCCACTTGGGCGCTGAATAGATGAGTCCTTTCCAGATGGTTTCTTCTTTAAACTCGCTGCCGGACAGGAACAGTCTTGTAATAGTGGACTCGCCCGTGCCGCTAGAAAAATAGGTATGAATTAGGCCGTCTCCATTTAGGAAAGCGGTGAGGAAAAGCAGTGGCCCATCTCCGATCCCAGTGGGCAGCTGCCATGGGCTATTGACTTCAAATACCTTGTCCGCCTCTTCGTCAAAGAGAAACACCTTGTTTTCTTCGGAACTAGCGTCCAGCTGGCCACTAAGCAGCATCGCGGGAACGTCCAGCCCGTTGAGATAAACGAGCGAATACTTGAAAGGCCCTCGAACTGCGTCGTTATCAGAGAAATATTCTGCAGGGTTTTCAATAACCTCAGAATAGGCTTGTTGGACTTTAGCGCGAATTTTTTTCAGTTGGCCGTCGTTAAACGCTGCTATCTAGGTGTTAGACGGAAGTTCATTCTTGGAGTATTTAACTAATTTTTGGTCATCATCCAGTTGGCTGAATCTGAGCTGCTGCTCTTCGGTAGCCTTAGGGGTCTCTGAAATCTCACCGCTCCACTCAAGATCCTTCTGCAATTTGCCGTCGCCGAAAGTGATCAATTCTGTTGATGCAGATTTTTCTTCCGGTGACGACGCACGGTAGACCAGGGCCGAGCTGTCATCCTTAACCGATATCGCCCCTAGCTGCCTGCCGTCCTCGTCCCTACCAACTACTAGGCTTTCTCCTGGGTCGACGATCGAATTTGAGGTTACGTCAAAGGAATACACCTTCACCAGTTTGGTATTAACATTTTGCCGGGTGGGCGCCATCACTAGCAGCTTGGGAGCTTCTTCAGAGCCAAAATAAACCAATTCATAGCTGATTTTGCCCATGTCTGGATCAATCTCGCCACCGAAATCTATCTGATCGGGCTTTTCCAGAATCTTTTTGTATCCGTGATAAACGCGAGTCTGCACAGTCTCATTTCCCGAGCAAGCAGCCATGCTTATCGATAGCAGTATTGCAGTTATTAACGCGATCAGCTTGGTTCCACTTCGCATAACTAGAATTCCACTCGCTTTCGTGGGTAAAGGAAAACGCAGTTTTATATAGCAAAAGAATATAGTCACGCTAAGGCTCCTCCGTCCCAAAAAATAAGCTGTTAGCTCAACGACGTCTAGTCTCATCCAAGAACATTTCGAGTGCCGCCAAAGTCACCCTTGGTAGTCTTTCGGTATGAGTACAAAACATCCTTGGTTCGACGCCTCTAAATCACCGCGCGAACGGGCTGAGTTGCTGGTAGAAGCAATGACGCTAGAACAGAAGATCGCCCAACTTCATGGCGCGATGAAAACTATCAATATCTATGACTTGGTCAACCAGGGCGAGACGGCCGAAGAGATGGAGCAACTTGTCGCCCAGATTCGGTTGGAGCGCCATGTCAAGGGCATTGAGGAGCTGGGTATCCCACGGTTCCGCATCACTAACGGGCCCGTCGGCGTAGGCATGGGCGACGGCACCCCAAGCCCGCCCGCCACTGCCCTGCCAATGACCATCGGCGTTGCCGCGTCCTTCGATACCGAGCTCGCCTACAAGTACGGCGACGTGATCGGTGAGGAGACCGCAACTCTCGGCCAGCACGTGCTGGAGGGGCCAGCGGTTAACCTGCACCGCACCAGCATCGCGGGCCGCAACTTCGAGTACTTCTCCGAAGACCCCTACCTGTCAGGTGTGATGGGCATTGAGGTAACGAAGGCCATCCAGAGCCACGACATCATCGCGATGGTTAAGCACTACGTGCTCAACGATCAGGAGGACGAGCGTTTCCGCCACAACATTGAGGTTGACGAGAACGTATTCCGCGAGCTCTATCTGTTGCCGTTCGAGATGGTGGTTAAGGACAGCAAGGTCGCCTCCGTCATGAGCGCCTACAACCGCATCCGCGGCGTCTACGCCACCGAGTACTACTACTCGCTGACCACGATTTTGCGTGATGAGTGGGGCTTCGACGGCTACGTCCAGTCCGACTTCTGGTCGACCCGCTCTGCGGCACCCTCGCTTAATGCCGGCCTTGACCACGAGATGCCGGACGCCAAGTGGCTGAACGAAGAGAACATCAAGGCCGCGCTGCAGGACACCTCTCTTGAAGAGAAGACCATCGACCGCGCGCTGATCCGCCGCTACACGCAGATGTTCCGTTTCAACCAGTTCGGTAAGCCGTACAACCCAGGCGAGATCGACGCCAAGAAGAACGGCCAGATCTCCCGCGAGCTCGGCTCCCAGATGGCCGTGTTGCTGCGCAACGACGACGGTCTGCTTCCGGTCACCGAGCCGAAGGGCACCATCGCAATCATCGGTCAGCAGACGTTCGCAGGCCAGGCTTGCCAGGGCGGTGGCGGTTCGTCCAAGGTCGACCCGCTGTACACCGTAGACCCGGCTCCGGGCATGGAGGACGTGCTCAAGGAGATGGGCTCGGACGCCAAGGTCAACCTGGTTGTCGTTGCCAACGACCTGTCCAACCTGGACGAAGCCAAGGCGGTCGCCAAGGAAGCCGATCTGGTTGTTCTGATGGCTGGCCTGGTGGCCACCGAGGGCGCCGACATGAAGAACGCCAACATGTTCAACGACCAGAACAAGATGCTCGACGAGCTGCTTGGCCTCAACAACAAGACCGTCGTTGTGATGAAGGACTCCGCTCCCGTGCTCATGCCTTGGCAGGACAAGGCCCCGACTATTCTTGAGGTTTGGAACCAGGGCACCGAGGACGGCCACGTCGTCGCAGATCTTCTCTTCGGTCGCATCAACCCGTCCGGCAAGGTTCCGACCACCTACCCGGCTCGCGAAGAGGACACCATTTACTACAACCATCCGGAGCGCCACCCAGGCGTGGAAGAGGATGCCGGCTACCCGGTCATTCGCTACTCCGAGGGCTTGAATATGGGCTACCGCTGGTGGCAGTCGCAGGGCATCAAGCCGCTGTTCGCTTTCGGACACGGCCTGTCCTACACCACCTTCGAGCTCAGCGATGTTGCGGTAGACACGAAGAAGCTCACCGACGCCCCCGTCACCGTGACCGCCAAGGTGACCAACACCGGCGATCGCGCTGGCGCTGAGGTCGTCCAGGTCTACCTGGGCATCCCCGAGGACGGTCAGCCGCCGAAGCGTCTGGTTGGTTTCGCTAAGGTTGAGCTTGAGCCCGGCGAGAGCAAGACCGCGTCCATCGTCATTGACCCGGCCGCCACCAACCACCCGTTCGGTGTCTGGTGCAACGCCAAGCACGATTTCGTTATCCGCGATGGCGAATACAAGGTTTACGTGGGCACCTCGAGCGAGGACACTCCGTTCACCGAAACCATCACGCGCTAAGCTCGCGTTAATCGGAGGAGCACCTTCGGGTGCTCCTCCTTTTATGTTTCCGGGAGATCTGCTCCGCTTTTAATAACAACGCGGTTGTCTAGAATGACTGTTATGACTACCTCTCGTGATTCTTCGGTTTTGGTGTTGGTTAATCTGCAGAACGATTTTCTTCCCGGCGGATCGCTCGGCACTAAGATGGGCAATGTTGCTACCTCCGCCGTCGCGGATTATGTGCGCGAGCATGGCAATGACTACGCCTACATCGTGGCCACCAAAGACTGGCACATCGACCCGGGCACGCACTTCTCGGATAACCCGGATTTCGTGGACTCCTGGCCCCCGCACTGCGTGAAGGGTACCACGGGCGCTGACTTCGGTTCCCAGATCGACGTATCTGCGGTTGACGAGGTCTTTTACAAGGGCGAATACGAGGCCGCCTATTCGGGCTTCGCACATCACCAAAAAAGCGGGTCTTCGAACTGGTACCGTCCATCTGCGAACCCAGCTCATCTACAGCATTTTCTAGGTGTCCGGTGTCCTTAGCAACAGTTTTCGCGTCATCACCCGCACCGTCAGCCTCATCGGCAAACTTGGAAAGAGCAGAATTATTCTCTTTAAGCTCACCCTCAAGGCCAATCTTCAAACCAAAACTTGAGTCAGCCATGAGCGTTTACCTCTTAAAATAGTTATGAGATAATCAGTGAACGAACACGTAAAAGGGGAAAGGGCGAATATGGGAAAGAGTAATGCGCGAGTGCGTAACTGGTTGATGTTGATAGCTGTTGGGCTATTATTTGCAGCTATCTGTTTTGCTATTTTCGGGTTCACGCACGTGATTTCACCGGTCACCGCTATCGGAAATGCTGCTGGTTTTCTGATAACTAGCCTGGTCGTAGGTTTTTTCGCGCTGCGTAAATGAGCGATGCGCAAAAGGTAGTGTTCTTGCACGGGTTGGGTGAAACCTGTGATGTTTGGAACCCGGTAATAAAACAGCTGCCACAAACCGAGTGCATAGCTCTAGACATTTTGAGAATGAAACAGTCGCTGGCTTCTTGGTTGCTTGAAGACGTATGTACCCAGATTGCTGACTCGCTGACCGAACCAGTTCACGTGGTCGGGCTATCGTTGGGTGCAGTGATTGCTTTAAATATCGCGCTCACCCATCCGGGCAAGGTGTCTTCACTGTTTGTTTCAGCTCCGCAAGCTAAACTCCCAAAAATGTTGATGAATCTGCAAAAGACACTAATGCGAGTTTTACCAACAAAATGGGTCTGTCCGCCGCAGCTTAGCAAACCTGAGCTGGTGGGCGTGCTCGATAGTTTGAAAGATTTAGACCTTACTTCGCAGCTAGCAGCTTTATCGATGCCCGTAACTGTGGTTTGCGGTAGTAAAGATAAAGTAAATCTGCCTGCTGCCCGCAGAATCTCAAGCCTTATCCCCACGGCTCACCTAGAGGTTATCCAAGGGGCAGGGCACCAGTGGCACGTCGCCCATCCTCAGCTATTCGCCTGTTATCTCACTAAACATTTAGATCGCTAAACCCCAGCAGGAATAATATCGTCAATAAACCAGATGCGTTTCGGCCTGGCTGGTATGGGTTTTGCTGTCATGGCTTTCCTGCTTTTCTAGTTGTTTGTCGGTTTAGTGTTGCTTGTAGTGGCAGGCTCATACACCTGGGTGTACCAGCCAGTAATGGTTTCTGGCTTGACGCCGACCGCTCCTTCGGTGACTTCGGCTTTCCACGGGTGTGCCACCATCCTCAGAAGTGCTGATAAGTACCCCGTTGGCGTCCATTCTCGCACCAGTTAAGGTAGCTGCAGCCTCTGCCCCGAGATCATCAACCCCAAGAGTGAGGGTTCCAGATTTGAATTCCTTGACAATCTCGGATGCCCCGTCATCGGCATACAAAATTGCCTCTGCCACCTCCACAGACAATTCTGCGGATATTGCTTTAGCGAGCGGTTTAGGGATGGCATAGGTTTCCTCACCGCTGGTGGGATCTTCGCTAATGCTCGCGTAGTAGAGCTTGTCTAAACCAATTGTTGCCATGGTGTTTCTCCTTTATAGGTTGTAAGAATGGTAGGTGGCGATGTCGATTGAATAGTGGTGGTAGCCGGTATCGTCCTCGTATGCGATATAGCGCCTTGCTGTGATAACCAGGCGAGCGCTGATTAGAGCTTTCGTGATCAGGTCTCTTAGTGCCAGGTAGTTGGTTTTCGTGAACAGGCTGATTCGGGCTTGTTCTATTTCGATGCCTGGGGTGTTGTCGGCGAAGATGTCGAAAGAATCTGTTAACGGGGTGAAGACTAGATACGTGTCTGGGGCTGGGGAATCGGTGTAGCAGCTGACTGCATAGGCGAGCCCAAGTTTTTTAGCGATGTGGCTTAGGTTTTCTAAAAGCCCGCTCATGGTTTCACCTGTTGAATTCGCGCGGTCAGGGTTTGTTTCATTGCGGTGATTGCGGCTCGCCTGGTTTGTGAACGCGTGGGGGCTAGGAAGGGTCTAGCGGGCTGGTTGGAGCGTCCGTGTTCTAGAACGTTAGCGATTAGTGCGTTAGCTCTACCATCGTCTCGGTTCTCGGCGAAACCAACTTTTACGTTGTAGTCTCCGCGGCTATTGACTTTTACTGGCGTGGTTCCTAGCGCTTTGGCGAGCTGACCGGTAGAGCGGGAGGGCTGTTTCGTTGAGCTGCCGATTGCTGCAGAAAGGTTAGAGCGCATACGCGGCTCCACGATGTTAGCTCCGGCTTGAAGTACTTGCTCAGCGGAGTTATCAATGAGGCTGCTGGCTGAGTCGAGTGCGTCAATGAAATCGGTGGGAAGCTTGATTTGTACGCGAGCCATCAGGGTGCTCCTTCTGCTTCGGTGCGGTGAGCCAAAATTTCGACATAGCGGCCGAGGTATTCGACAGCATCAATAACACACCTGCCACGTGCGGAGCTGATTTGCATCGCCTCGGTTATTTTTATGCCGGGTATTGATCGGATCCTAAATAACAGGTCTGCTTTGGTGTAGGCGGCGCGGTTGACCCACGCACCACTTGCGTGCCGCACTTCCATATATGCGCGCACCGAAGCAATAACCTCATCACCAGTAGTGGCGAACCCGGCAGCGTCCTTAACCACTACAGGTTGTATTAGGTCGATGTGCTCGCTCATTTTGCCTAGCGTTGCCACAAGGCGCGCCTTTCTTTAGATTTTCCAGTCCCGATCCAGGCGAAGCAGGGTGTTGACTGCGTTCCACACGGCGCGGGCAGCATCGGTTTTGTCTGCCCAAAACCCGGCGGTTGCTCCATCCCTGGATTCGTAGAAATGGGTGGCGAGCATGATAATGCCTTGCCGGGTTGCCTGCGACATGGGCTCCGTTTGGTAGTAGTCCTCGGGCAGATGTTGGTAAGCGGTAGCGTAGGAGGTGGCAGCCAAAACAAACGAGGCAATCAAAGAATCATCCTCGCTATGGTCGACCAGTAGATTCTGCTTGACTAAGGCCATGAGTTCGTCTGTTTTCATGGCTGCCACCTCCTAACTATTTTTATGGTTTACCCGGCGGTCTTTTGGGTAAGAACCTTGATCGCCTCGGGCAAGACGAGCTTGCCGTCTAGGCGTTGGGAGGCGAGGAACCCGATCTGCCCGGTGGTTGCAAATAGCTCGTTTAGGCGTTTGAAGGAGCGGCCTTGCCGGTCAGCAATCCAATAAAAACCGAGGTCACCGAACGCTACTGTGCGCGCCCCCGCTTTAAGCTCAGGTGCAAAAACACTGGTGTAGACGGGTCGGCCAAGGATCATGTCTGGAGTCCCAGCCGTTATCGCCGGTTGCCACAGGTACTGCCCGTTACCGTCCTTGAGCTTGCGTACGGTTTTGACGGTTGCATCGTTCATCAGCCACACCGCGCGCGCCCGGTAGGGGGAGCGCAAACTATAGTGCAGATCGATGAGTTCATCAGCGCTAATGTCGGTAGGCTTGGCGCTGGTCACGCCAGTTTCTGCTCCGCCGGTTGGGTTGAAGATACCGGTGGGTTTACCTTTACCATCGCCAACCAGGAAGGCTTCTTCTTCAGCAGCTCCAATACGGCGAGCAAACTCGCTCGCTAGGTATTGTTCAACGTTAAACGCTGCATCGTTGAGCAGTTCTTCGCTGATTTTGAGGAAGGTACCCAGCTTGAACGCCGACAGGGAGATTTGGGTGAAGGCTTCTTCGGATTCGTTGTATGGTTTGCCTTCATCCAGCCAGGTAGCGGTGCCATGGGTAGACACGACAGGGATCTTGCGATCTCCGCTTGTGGTCTGAATAACCTTGGCGAGGGTGCGCATGATGTTTTGGTCGGCTAAAGACTGCACTAGGGTGCGTTCGAACTCGTCAGGCACTAGGTATCCGCCCTCAGAATCCACCCCCTCGCTTAGCGCATTCCTTACTTCCACCGGGGAGGTGTTAAGCCGCATCGCATCCCAAAACGCCCGCTTGTAGGAAGTGCTAGCACGGGCAGGCTTGACCTTACTGTCTTCGCCCATGGCGCTTCCAGGAGCGGAAGTGATGGGATTACAGGTCGCCTGGGCAAGAGTGTTTTCTAGGCGTTCGGCTCGCTCACATCGAGCGATCTCGCCGCTAAGGGCTTCAATCTCGGCCTCCATTTTGGCGTAGGCTGCGTCATCTTCGGCGTTTAGACAACCAGTCTCGCTATCGCGCCGCTCATCTAGAAACTTCTTAGCCTTGTTCCAGGTTTGGGCACGCCGGGTATACAAATCAGTAACAGTGGTCATAATGGAATATTTCCTCTCTTAGTTAATGGGGTTGGTTGGTTAAATGGGCGTATAAATCAACAACCCGCCGACCACAAGCGCCAGCGGGTTGCGAAGAACAATGAGAATCCGAAGATGGTGGTGAGCCAGGCGGAGAATGTTTAACTAGCTGGGCGACCAGCCGTTGCTCGGTTACTTTTCTGGAAAACACCACACCACCCTTGTTTTTGGGCGGCAACGGCGGCTTCTTACGGGCAGGGCCTTGCTCGTCATCGTCGTCGGAATTATCCTCATCCGGCTCGTCTTCACCCGGCTCTTCAGATTCTTCGTCCTCTTTGTCTGGGGTTGGTGCTCGTTTACCAGTCAGCAGCTCGTCGGCGAACCCAAGTTCGATGGCTGCAGTTGCGTCCATCCAGGTCTCGGCATCCATCAACTTCGACAACTTCGCCCTGCTCAACCCAGTCTTGAGCTGGTAAGCATTGATAATCGAGTCCTTGACACTCTCAAGCATGTCGAGGGCACGCGAGAGTTCGGTTTTATCGCCCATCGCCAACGTTGCTGGGTTGTGGATCATCAACATCGACACCGGCGACATCGCCACATGACTTGCTGCCATAGCGATCACGCTCGCTGCGGATGCTGCGATGCCATCAATATTGACTGTCACGGTTCCTGGGTAGTCCAGAAGCATGTTGTAAATCCTGGCTGCCGCAACCACATCACCACCGGGACTGTTGAGCCAAACAGTGACCGGACCCGAGCCAGCATTTAGTTCAGACTCGAAAACAGCTGGTGTTACATCGTCGTCGAGCCAAGATTCCTCTGCGATAGCCCCGTTAATACGCAAAACCCGAACATCCTCTTGGGTGTCCGGGTTGGTTGTTTCTGGTGGTATCCAGTTCCAAAAACGCTTCACATTCTCCTCCTCAAAATTTGGTTCTTTTCAGGTTGTTCTTCCAGCTGCTCATCGTTAGCTGCGACAGCGTCGGCTTGTTTGGTGGCGGCATAAGCGCCTGCCATATCGAGTGGCAGCATGTTGCCGTTGACCAGGTAGAGATCCCCGCCATCGGCCTGGTCGATGCGGTCAAGGTTTTCTAGCTCGCGGATATCGTTGGCGCTCATCCATCCGTTCTGCCTGGCTACCGCGTATCCCTCCATACGCGACTGGTAATCCCCGCGCAGCAGCCCCTCAACATTGAACTTCACAAACAACTGCTGTTTCTCACGAGCGCTTAGCAGTGTTTTGGTGATTGCTTGTTCCCACCGGATCACCCACGGATTAAGCGTGTATTTCACAAACTCGAGACTCTGCTGCTCAATATTAGAAAAGGAACTCTTTTCCAGATCGCCGATCATGTGCGGCGGAATACGGAAAATCCGGGCTATCTCGTTGATCTGAAACTTCCGTGTTTCAAGAAACTGCGCCTGCTCCGGAGACACGCTAATAGGCGTGTACTTCATACCCTCTTCCAAAACAGCGACCTTATTACCGTTCTGCGCACCACCAAAGGTAGCCTGCCAAGACTCACGCACCCGAGAAGGATCCTTAATCGTGCCCGGATGCTCCAACACCCCACCAGGAGCAGCACCATTAGCAAAAAACGACGCCCCATAATCCTCAGTGGCTTGTGCCAGGCCGATAGCATTACGCGCCATCGCAATCGGTGAATAACCCACTAAACCGTCGAAGCCAAGACCTGGGATATGCAAAACATCGGCTGGGGTCAGCCGGATGGTTTTGTATTCGCCTGCCGGCTCATCCCAGGAGGTCTGGTACTCGTAATACAAAGCCTTAGTGTCCAAGTCTCTGCCTACGCTCATGCGGTTTGGCTGCAACGGATAGAGCCCTATGATTTCACCTAGGCCGTTGCGTACGACCTGGGCGAACGCGTTACCCCACAAAAGCAGATGCGTCATCAAAGTTTCGCGGAAAACAAACGACGTCATCTCGGGGTTCGGCTCATCATGAAGAAGCCGATACAAACCATGATCGGTAGCTTTTTCTTTACCGCCACCTTCCGTATGCCGGTAAACATGCAGTGGCAAACCCGCGATAGCCTCAGCCAGGATACGCACGCATGAATGCACAGCGGTCATCTGCATCGCGCTGCGTTCTGTTACCGGACGACCAGAAGACGTAGGTCCGAACAAGAACGAGTAAGACGAGCCAATCGTATGGTTTTCGGTCTCGCGGGGTCTACCGCGTAGCCAGTTGCTAAGACCCATGGTTTTTCCCTTCTGGTCATGGAAAAATGAGTGCATGCGAAGGTGGAAAAGACGCGGCACGTGGTTGCGACTTGGCGGGCTTTTCGCCTGCTATCTTTTACTACCTGCTCTCATGACAGCCGCCATCGGATTAGGCAATGCCTCCGATTTAGGGATGGTGGCGTTTATCTTGATGCTGTTCATAGCATTTCCACTTGCCACTATTGCGCTAGCCGCCTGGGACGCAGTCACGGAGGGCTTCACTGTTTTATGGATAGTGATGCCGATACTGTTTTTCATTGCGCCCACGGTTATCTTTTTCAACGAATCCGCGCTTATCTACGGAGCCATCTATTCAGTGCTAGCAATAGTGGCCAATGGTGTCGGTAGCCTGTTTCGCCCAAAATCTCATAGCACCAATAGTCCCCGCGAATCATAAACTGAGCTCGCCTCTGGGGTGTTGCCGCATCTTATTGCCCGATCCAAGGCCATGATGGTGGCTACTACGCCGTCGATCTTCTCCGTAGACTTTTGCTTATCTGGCTTAATGTTGCCTGCCGGGTCGGTGCGCACGTGAATGTTATCGACCATCCAGGCCAGCACCGGGTGCCCGCCATGGGCGAGCTTGCCTTCTAGGGCGAGTTTCATGAGTTCTTTGGATGGTGGGGACATGTCTTTGAAGCCTTGCCCGAAAGGCACCACCGTGAAACCAGCATCCTCAAGGTTTTGGCTCATTTGGATCGCGCCCCACCGGTCGAAAGCGATTTCTCGGATATTAAACCGGGTGCCAAGATCCTCAATGAACTTCTCGATATACCCGTAGTGCACCACGTTGCCCTCAGTCGTGAGTAGGTGGCCTTGCTGATGCCATAGGTCGTAGGGGACATGATCCCTAGAAACTCTGAGTTTGAGGTTGTCTTCGGGTATCCAAAACCAGGGCGCGACCGTGTATTTGTCATCGTCATCCGTGGGTGGGAATACGAGAACGAAAGCAGTGATATCGGTGGTGGATGCCAGGTCGAGCCCGCCGTAACAAACACGTCCTTCTAACTCATCCAAGTGGACCGGGCCATCGTTTTTGTTCCAGGTATTCATAGGCATCCACCGCACAGACTGTTTGACCCACTGGTTCAAACGCAACTGTCTGAAAGTGTTTTCTTCAGCCGGATTCTGGCGAGCACTATTACAAGCGTCCCTAACTTTCTGGATTGGCACCGTAACGTCCAAGGATGGGTTGGCTTTATGCCACACGGCTTCATCGGTCCAATCATCATCTTGCCCCGCCCCATATATGACTGGATAGAAAGTGGGGTCGTGTTTTTTGCCCGCAAGGATGTCTTGGGCTTTTTGGTGTTGCTCGTAGCAGATGCTGTGGGTGTCGGTGCCGGCGGTTGTGATCAAGAAGTACAGCGGCTGGGTGCGAGCATCCCCACTGCCTTTGGTCATCACGTCGAAGAGCGCCCGGTTGGGTTGGGTGTGTAGCTCATCGAATACCACTCCGGAAATATTGAATCCATGTTTGGAATACGCCTCGGCGGATAGTACCTGGTAGAAGGAATTGGTGGGGGAGTAGATGATACGTTTTTGGCTTCTAAGGATCTTTACCCGCTTGGCTAGTGGGGGACACATTCTCACCATGTCGGCTGCCACTTCGAACACGATGGATGCTTGTTGCCGATCGGCAGCACACCCATAAACTTCAGCGCGTTCCTCGCCATCGCCGCAACACAGCAAGAGTGCGACGGCGGCGGCTAGTTCAGATTTGCCTTGCTTTTTAGGGATCTCCACGTAGGCGGTAGTGAATTGGCGAAACCCGTCAGGTTTTACCACCCCGAAAAGGTCGCGAATGATTTGTTCTTGCCAATCAATCAACTTAAAAGGTTTTCCTGACCACCGGCCTTTCGTATGCTTTAAGGCTTCGATAAACGCGACCGCAAAGTCGGCTCGGCGCTTGTCATAGCGCGAGCTTTCAGCCATGAACCGGGTCGGGTGATATTCAGCTAGCTGACGCATACGAATCAGTTACCTTCTATTGGTTAAAAAGTCAGTTACTACCGGCGATAGCAGGTACCCTCATGCCCGGCGGGGCTAGGCTTCGGGCAGATTAGCTAACGCCCAGGCGATCGCATGTCCGGCGTCAGCGAAAAGATGGTCTGACTCAGCGACGAGTTCGAGTTCGCATTCTCCGCGGCCTTTCGAGTTAGGCCCGAACCCGCTGACGGGTTCTTCCATCAACCGGTAGATTTGGGCGTTATTGCCAAAGCCTTCAGTCTTGGTCCAGGTAGCAAAACTTGCTAGCGTGTAGCCTCCGTAGGCAAGAACCGTCCCGTAGGAATCAACGCTCATCTGGAGGGTTTCGCTGGTGACCTTTGTGCTGTTCATGGCTGGTGCCTTTCTGTTGTGTACCGTTTCGGTATGTATATACAGCCATAGACTTCGCTACTTATCCAGTCATTTTCCGCCTATTTTCAAGAAAACTTAGAGATGTACATCTCTAGGTCATAACGCTTCACGATAAAGGAAAACCGGGCTATAGGACAAAATTGGAGGATGTGGGTTAGTCCCATGCGTTGGTCCAGGGTGTTGTGTGGTGTAGGTCGGCCCAGGTGATTTTGTCAC